CGCTCTCACGTGCCCTGGCATATTTGCTTTTCCTAAATCTTCCTCTTTATGATGATACGAGGTGATTTTATTTGCACGTTTTGGAGACCCTTTTTCCCAGCCTGGTCTTTTTTTGAATGCAATTCTAAAATCAGCAATTTTATCCAATACATCACGTTCTTCAACCCCAGTTAATACCATTTCTAATATTTCACTCAAGAAATTTTGTACAAATTCGGGGGTATCTGATCGTTTAAGATCGAGACCCATTGCCTTGATTTCTCCAGGTTTGCCATCTTTATCTTTCCGTTTGCCTTCTTTATCGTATACTAATACAGCATAACGCTTTTTAGTAATAAATAACCCTTTGACACCAACAATTTCTCGTCCAGCTTTAATGACTTCTCCTCTTGATAACGGGCAATTAAATGAATTTAACATAAAATCAGCAAATGTAGTATTAACTTCATCGCCTATTTGATCATATAATGATGAAATAGCTTCTTTAGACCATGGAATATTACCAGCATCTATTTCTTTTTTCAGTGTTGAATATGCAGAGAAGTAACAAGAATCAGTATCACCATAAATAATAGATTTACCAATATGATTATACTCGCCTGTAATAATTTCATTAACTTTTGCCGCCATATGTTTAGCAATCTGTCTTCCAGTTAATGTAGTTGATTGTCCGATACGTTTATCAAAGAATCGGCATCCTTGGTTTAGAATCGCTCCGTATAAACTATTCAAATTAATCTTTTTAACTAATTGACGTTTATCCCAATATTCTTCTTGTTCTTTATCACCAGCTGCAATTGCTTCTTTGAGCTTTTTCTGCATTTCTTTACGTTCAGCATACCATCGTTTGAGTAATCCAGGTATGATTCCTTCTCGCGCATGTGTGAAAATAGTACCATTCGCACTAAGCATCCAAGGATGTTTTGAATCATAAATCAATCTGTATATGGTGTCACCACTTGCTTCATCACTAGTGCCATCTTCCCAGTCAATTATAAGCTGCTTATCATACGATTTATTCATAACTGCATCATATTCTAAGGTACCAAATTTACCCTCCCATGCTGCCGTGATTTTTTTACCATTTGACAATTCACCGTGTAAATACTGATCGGTCATTACTGGGCGAAGTTGTCCAACGATAGTTTCAGGACCCATGTTCAATGCACGAATAACCGATGGATATAGTGAATTAATGTCAAGTGAGCCAACCCAATCATGAATTCCTTCTTTCGGATGGGCAACATAAGCACCCGCCGCCATTTCACTTTCTTTAGAGTCAGATTTGTTTCGATTTGGAACAACAAACCCTCTAACGTGCGCTTCATTGATAATTGCTTGTTCGGTAACTGCAACCGCACCCATTGTTGTTTGTAACAATACGGTATTTTCATGCGCCAGTGTGTTAGCAAGGTCTAGAAACTTTAATTTTCTGTCTAACTTTTCAAGAAGAAGTGTATCTTGTCTATTGTATTCAATGAATTTTTTAAAATCATTATTATACAATTGATCAAGGGTTCCTTCATATGCGACTTTGTGTTCACCCAATTCATATTCTGCAATTGCATCTAACCGGTAGCTATGGCGTTCTTCATAAGTATATTTTCTATAAAGTTCTAAACTATCTAAGTGAACACGGCCAACAAGATCGTATGTTACTGCATCTTTACCATACTTTTCATATTCTCTACGTTTTGGGAATTGATTGAATAAGCAAAATCTTCGGGTATCATCTTTACTCAATACTTTGGTTACACGATTTACGATATATGGTATATCAAACCCCTCACTATTCCACCCACTTATAACATCTGCATCTTGTATTAGATCCAAAAACGAATCTAACATCTCGGCTTCTGTTTTAAATAGATAGGTATTAGGGAAATCTTTAACCTGTTCTTGAGCTTCCTCCATTGTTAATGTTTTTGGAGGAATAGCCAAACAAACTAGTGAATCTAACCATTGTAAGTGAACCGCAATTGCAGTAATTGGCATGAATGCATCGTCTGGAGCAGCATAGCCAGGACCAGGTTTCAAATAGCTACAATCTGCAATATTAACCCATTTTTTTAATTTTTCATCATAAACTTCATAATCATCTTTATTTTGTATATTACTTAGTTCAAAAACTGTTATTTCTTTTTCTTCTAATATTCCCATCATTCCCTCGATATTTTGAAATATACGTTACACAAGCACCATTTTCTAATAAACCATTATAATGTTGTAATCTATACTTTATTTGTCTATAAGTATATCCAGTTATAGACAACACATCATCATATGATGAAAATTCAATTGTTTCATTGTTGGTGATAGTCATCAAAAAAGTAGAGCTTTTCCCCTTTTTAATAGAATCACCACGTTTTTTATGATCACATTTTTGAACCGAATTCTTCATTCGTAAATCCATGTCTTCTTTAGACATTAATGATAATGTAGATTTTAAGGTATTGCTTACCTTATTATAATCATAGTTATAAATGCCAGCTTTATGATTTTGTAAAAACTTTTTTTTACGTTCTTCGCATTTATTAGGATTATTTTCAGCAAATTTAATTCTAGCGGCTGCATATGCATGACTAGTAACCCGGTATCCATTATATCCTTTTCTAGTTTTTGACATCCACCATAATGCATATACCATTTTTTTATAAAATATAGGTGTATCTTTGTATATTTTAACTAATAATAAATGACATATAAAATGTTCACGTGTAGATAATAATACTGTATTTTCTTTACTATTGTTGCCGCCACAGCTACGTGGTATTATATGGTGCTTTTCTAACTGTATATTTTTAGTTCTATTTTTTAATTGTGCTATATTAATTATATCGTTATATATTTTTAAATAATTCATAGTATTCTCCTCTAGAATTATTTATCATTATTACCTCGATATCAATCAATCATTGTTTTTTTCTGATTTTAACCATGTGCTGGGATGAAACTGCAAATGGTTGCATATCAGTCTCGATATCGAACCAAGCTACGTTAAGTTTTGGTGCATCTTGGTTTTGGTAGTTTTCACTAAGGCAAACAAATACTGGATTTAAGTCTGCTTCAAACAGTTTTTTATTATTGTGAACCGATAGTTCTTTGCGGAGTTGTTTTGTATTTTTACAAATAACTCTTGATACAGGTGTGCCGTATATCGATTGAAATCTACCACGTGGATCAGCGTAATAAAAAGTATGTTTTACAGGGAAATCACGATATTCCCGTTTTCCACTTTTATTTCTTTCCACTACTTGAATAGTGTCACTATTTTTATCAAATAACGCATCTACATAGCTCATTCTGAACCCCCCCATAAAGAGGATTCGTCTTCACCACGCTGTTTTGCTACATCTTCTAATAGCATTTCTTCAATTTTGCATGAACATCTAGCTTCACAATCGTGAAGCGATATACATGTTTCACATGCTTCGAATTCGAAGTCTTCATTAATATCCATATTATTCTCCATATGTGATTTCCGGCTCACAAATACCATTCCGTGCGGTTTATTGGCCCAGCCTACCTTAATAATGCCGTTTTAGATTAAATCTGTTTAGTAATATCTAAAATAGCTTCAACTTCTTGCCAATCTTCGTTATGATCGACCCAGTTACCTTTGTATGCAATTTTTATTGCTTTATTGATAATCGCAGGTTTCACATCAAGTTCTTCTGCAATTGATTTGACTGTATCTTTTAAGCTTTCTTTTAAATCATCAATTTCACGAAGTACAGTACCACCTTCATTGATCAATTTTTCAAGTTTAGCTTTTTCTTCTGGACCGTATGCTCTACTCATATTATTTCCTTATATTGAGTTGTTTAAAAATTCTATTATACTATAGTTGTGGTAGGTTGTCAATCTTTATTGACGAAAGAATTGGCGGGATCACCGCCAATGTGTTATTTATAATATGCCCAAGTTGCTTTTAGGGCATCCAATTGTTGTTGAATAGCAGGTGAAACTGCGGTTGTAAAGTGTCTTAATGCAAAATCAATTTGATAAGCCAATTGATCTAACTGTGGATTATTAGTAGTTGCCGAGTTAGCAGTGGTGTTTGCATTAGTTGGTTCAGCTGGCTTCCCACCTTGGTTTATCGTAGATGTTTGCGCTGGTTCCTCGGGTGATCCGTTATTAACATATGATGAGATCAGATTCCCCATATCATCAAACATAATACCATACACTGCTAGACTTGCAATGATTCCACTAATAATTGGATGATTTAACAAGAATGACATTCCACCACGCAATACACGTTTAGCTATACCAGGTTTTGGAGCAGTAGGTTTAGTTCTTCTTGGTAATCTTGGAGTTTTTAATCTTGCTTCATCTAATAATGATAATGCATATTTCATTTTATCATTATCTGACAACGTATTATAATCAGTAGATTCAGACATTTCGCCATCAGGATCAATCCCAACTAAATATGCAATTGCTTTGATATCATTTTCAAACCCATTATCTGTACTAAATTTTTGAATTGCAGCAGCAGTATTAGGTCCTATTTTTCCATCAACACCGGTTGGTCCAATATCATATCCAGAATTAACTAAATTTGTTTGCAATTCTGATGGTGCATTCTCTTCGCTAGGTTGTGCATCCGGTACCGCATCTTGTGGCGCATTTTGTGGAACTGTTTGTTGAGGAGCGGGTTCAGTAG